ACAAACGGTGGAAGCGGCAATCCTGCTGAATCTACCAAGTCGAAATCTTTATTTGCAATGACGCAAGCAGAAGTTATTAAAATGGCTGCTGAAGGTAAACTCGGCAAACTCTCTAGTTTTTAATTTACAGTCGAAAGACTCAAGGATACTAATATATGGCAACTACTTTTTCTGACGCAACTGGCAATACCTTTGCTCTTCAAGCCGCTCTGGGTGCTTACAGCGATGAGGCTTACACGAATGCTCGTAAGCTGTCTGGTACTGGCATTGTCGGCCCTAACCCAAATATCAACACTGATACTGAGACTTTCATTGGTCAGGTTCGTTGGTTTAAGCCGATTAATCCTCAAATCAACGTTGCAAGTCTGGTCACTGCAACTGCTGGTTTGACTACTAGCTACACTTCTGACTTTTCGACCTATGTTAAGACTGTGCGTACGCATGGCGCTTCTCAAGTCAACTTGTCACAAATCGTTACGCAGCAAGATGGTTTGGCTAAGATTAGCCGTGACTTTGGTGAGACACGCGCTCAAGACGAGCATAACGCTATTCTGGCTGTGCTCAAAGGCGTTGCTCTGTCTGAAGCATTGAACGGTGTCGCTAGTGGTTCTGGCGCAGTTGGTCTTGGCGGTCAGACCTTTACCAACGATCCTGCTGATCAAAAGTATGGTTTCTACGTTGATTTGGCGGGTGCTGCTCCGGTTGTGGCTGCAACTGCCGCTATCCAAGGCGCTGCTCGTGCAGAAGGTTTCCTGACAGCACTTGGTATGGGTTGGAAAGACTACGAACCCGAGTATGCTTACTTGGTCGTGTCTCCTGAGACGCTGGCTTCTCTCCGTTCTGCCAACTTAGTTGATGATGTTAAAGTCACTGAAGCTAATGTTGTGTTTGACACCATTTTCGGTGGCAAGTTCCGTTTGGTTCAGACTCGTGCTGCTCAATCTTTCTCCGCGGCTCAATTGGCTAAGCTCAACACTGGTACAGGTGTCGACATCAATGCCGGGTCCACCAAGACCTCTTTCATCGTGTTGCCTAGCGCAATTGCGATGGAACCATTGAATATTCCTACGCCTGTTGAAATCTTCCGTGATGCTCGCGCATACAACGGTGGCGGTTCTACGGATATCTGGTACCGTTGGGGCTATGTGGCGCATCCAGGTGGCTACGATTGGGTCGGTGCTACTACTGCATTCCCTGATGACGCTGCCTACATGAAGTCGGTTACTGGCGGCGTTCCCGAAGTATTTACCGGTGCTACTGTTGGTGCTACCACCACTGGCACCTGGAAGCGTAAAGCTTCTTCTGCTCTCAGCCTGGGTATCTTGCCAGTCTTTCACGCCTAAAAATCATGGCACTTGTAAAGGACGTAAACTCCTACGTAACAGTAGAAGAAGCAGACGCGTACTTTGCAGACAGATTAGACGTAGCAGCCTGGATGGATGCAACTGCAATTCAAAAACCACAAGCTTTGATAACAGCTACATCCATTCTTGATGAAGAGAGTTGGCTAGGTGTTGCGATTGATGAATATCAGGAGCTTGCCTTTCCCCGTAATGGGCATTTTGATGATCCTAAATTTGGATACGGATACTCTATGGACCCAACTCCTGCTCGTATAACGAGAGCCGTATTTGAATTGGCTTATCATTTGTTAAATAATGATGGGTTACTTGATGATACCGGCTCTGTTATGAATCTGTCTGTAGGAAATATCAATCTGTCTACATTACGAAGTCCAGGCAAGCTGCCAGCTGTCGTGAAGAAGCTTATAAGTCCTTTGCTAGTTGGTAATAGCAGCCGTAGCTGGTGGAGGGCTAACTAATGGGTTACAGTACTCTGGTAAGAGGAAGTGTTAAAAAAGCATTTAATCTTTTGAAAGACTTGGCTGTAGACGTTATCATGACTTCTAAAAGTAACACGGGGTTTGATTTTTCTACAAATAGTGTAGGTACAGTTGCATTATCGTCTAAAACGATCAAGGCTATACCCGTTTCAAAGACGATACGTGCCACCGCAGAACTCCCAAGCTCTATTCAAAATTCATTTTTGTTTAAAGCTGAAGACTTTCAAGAACCTAATATTTATAGTACGATTACTGTAATAGGTGGTTCTACGTGGACCATCGTGCCTCCTTTTAATAATGATGGCTACACTGTAAGTGTAAATGTTGTTAGGGAGTCATAAATGGGTAAGTATACATCTGTATATGAAGACGCTTTTTCTGTGTTTGCAATGCCGACTTGGATTTCAGAAGGTATTAAAGTTGTACCTCAGAACTATTTAGCTAGTGGACTTGGTGATGAATACCTTCGAGTTTCAGTGCTGACTGGTGGAAATCTAGCCTATAGAAACCTATTTGACTCTGTAACAGGCCAACTCATTATTGATATATTCGTCGCTTCAGGAAATGGCCCTAAACGACTAGCTGCAATCGCAGATACGCTGGACACATATCTAGCACAAAAGACTATTTATACCCTTGCTAACCATTCCATCCAGTTTGGAAGCTCGGGTATGAACCCAATGGGTCTTGACTCCGCGAATCCTAGCTTGTATCGTGGTTCTTACTCAATTCCTTTCAATTACTTTGGAACTTAAAAATGGCTCATATTTCTTCTATTGGCGCGGCAATGTTCACGGACTTGTCTATCTCTACACCTGTTGTTGGTACAGCCGCTGCTAATCTGGCGAATTCTACCACGGCTGTAGAATTGCAGTCTCTCTTTTCGACTGAAATCGCAGCAACTGGCACACGCGCTGGTACTGTCGATGCAACAGGCCTTGGTACGTCTACGACTTTTGTTCGTGTTGCTAACGTTCGTTCTTTTCCAGCTATTGGTACACCTGCCAATATTGTTAAGGTGCCTACGTATGGTGCTAAGACGTCTATGTCGATTCAAGGTCAAGCTGATGCTCCTCAACTTGAGTTTGATATTAACTTTATCCCTGGCGCATGGACAAAACCAGCAACTGGCGTTTATGTTGCCGGTACTGACTCTATCTTGGGTAATGCTGTCGGCAGCAACGAGCAATTCGTATTTCGTATGACGTTGTTGGGTGCTGACAGTGCTGGTGTGACACCCGCAACAAAGTACGCTTCTACAGCACTCGGCTTGGGCACTGTTGAAAACAGCCAATACTACTGGCTTGGTAAGATGGAATCTTTGCTGATTACTCCTTCCCTGTCTGATGCTACCACCGCTAAGCTGACTGTTTCTATTCAATCTGCCTTCTATGGCGCTTTTACGATCTAATTGATCAAATCTTGGGGAGTAGGTATAGCAACCTTAATTCTTAAATAACCTGAACTGACAGGTGCCCTTTCTATTAAGAGATAATACATGAACGAATCTAGTTCAAATCCCACCTCTAATGAGACTAAGCCATTTAGCATCGGCTATGTGCTGCGTACTACTACGAAGCATATGTACAAAGACGTAGATGTCAGTATTCGAAAGACTTTTGAAAGAGTCGCTGAATTTGGCAATGACCAAGAAAAATCACAAGAAATCTTCAAGACCTTAGCAGTCTTACATTCACTACGTCGAATGCTGGAAGAGTTCAGTGTTGTGCATATTGACAGTCCTAGCGAAGCTCCAAAGGCTAACTAAAATGACTACTCAAAAATTTAACCTACCAATGGAAGAGACAAAAATGACAAATCGGTTTATCGGTTCAAAAGCAGTAAAGACAATCACGTTCATGGAAAAAGAACTTGAGATTTCAAAGCTTACTATCAATCAAGTACTTCGTGTACAAGCTGTTACAAAAGCGGCAGAAGCGTCTGGTAACGAAAATGGTGGTATTGATATTCTCAGTGCTGTCATTAGAGAGGGCGCAAGTGAACTGAGATCACTAGAGCAGTCTGACCTTCAGGACTTTCCAATGGAAGAACTGACGGCACTGTCTAATGCAATTATGGAATTTTCAGGCTTGGCCCAAAAGGTATGAGTCCCGAAGAGCTATCTCTGATGGAGTTAGCTCTTCTGTTTAGAATGCCGTTATATAAGCTCATGAATGAAATGCCGTATGAAGAGTATTTACTATGGGGCGAATACCTAAGTGAGCGGCCAATTGGCGTTCGAGAAGACTACAGAACTGCTTTACTGCTATCTGCGCAAGCTCCAAAAGCCGATATTGGAAAACTATTTCCGTCGCTTGCTATTAAACAAAAGAATGAAAATTCTATTGTTAACTCTGTATTCTATCAACTAATGAAAAAAAGTACAGGCGGCATCATACTAGAGGGCTGATCGTGAAAATACTTGTAAAAGGGGCTGACTCTGTTTTTGCAGAGTTGTCTAAACAAATATTAAAAGCACATAAAAGTGTGCTAGAGAAAGAAGCTATTAAATTAGCAAAACATATTGCAGATGCGACACCGATTGATACGGGTGAAGCCATGCGAGGCTGGAAGACAGCAGATATTAATGGTGAAGTGACTATTCTAAATGAAGTCCCTTATATTGCCATACTGAATCAGGGTCACTCCCAACAAGCACCTGCGCATTTCGTAGAAAAAGTTCTACTGCAATATGGAAAGCCTGTAGGAGCCCTTGTAACAACCACGCCTGATTAAATCAGGCTTTTTTATGGAATAGATATGGCGATTAAAATTGAAGTAGTCTCAGACTCAGACGCGGCGAAAAGAGATCTGTCGCTATTAAAGAACGCAATAGATAATATTAAGAAGGCCGCGTCTAGCTTTTCCTTTAGTCTAAAGAGTGATGGTGGAAAAGGCGTAACCGACGACTTAAAACAAATCAACGCACATGCTAATACAGCAGATGCTAGTGTAGCACGTCTGCGTAACTCCTTTAGCGCAGTAGGAACATCATCTAAAGACACTGCAGCAAACTTTAGAGCGATTGATGGCGCTGCGAATAATGCGGCTGGTAGTATTAGGAAAGCGAATGAGGCTTCTCTTTCGTTATCAAAGGGCTCTCAGGAAAGCGCAAATGGCTTTTCTGCAATTAATTCACAGCTGTCAACCCTTGTAAGCAGTGTAATGGCAGCCGGTGCAGCGTATGCATCATTTAACACATTTGACAAAATAACTAATATAACGAGCCAGTTAAAACTTGCAACAAACTCACAAAATGAGTTTAATATTGCATTAGAGGGCACTCGAAGAATTGCTATTGACTCTCGTACAGGTTTGTTTGAGGTAAATGACCTTTACAGCCGTATTGCAAGAGCCACAACATCATTTAGTCGCTCTCAGAATGATGTGCTCGTTGTTACACAAGCAACGTCTAAGGCTATCAGCCTGTATGGCGCAAATGCGCAGGATGCGTCTGCTGCTATATTACAGCTTGGGCAAGCTTTATCTTCAGGTCACCTTGGCGGCGACGAGTTACGTTCCATCATGGAAAATGCTCCAGGTCTTGCAACGGCTATCGCAGACGGCTTGGGTGTGTCTATCGGTAAGTTGAAGGAGCTGGGAGCTGCCGGTTCGCTGACATCCAAGCAGGTCTTTGGAGCAATCTTGCAGCAAAGTTCACAGATCAATGAGAACTTTCAAAAAGCCGGTATTACATTTTCACAGGCATTTGGAAACATAGGTAGTTCACTTCTCATCTTACTGTCTAGCGTCGGCTCTGCAATGGGCGGTCTTCTTGCACCCGGTGGCAAGACGTTACCAGAGCATATTAACCAAATTGCTATTGCAATTAAAGTATTTGCAGACAATATTGAGTGGATGTCCATTAGAGCGAGAAGTGTAATGCTAATAATGATGGCAGAGATTTATGACTTCGTAAGTAAACCGCTTATATTCCAAATTAGTTTTGTAAAAGCTAAGTTATCAGATATGTTGCCAAGTAGCGATGAGGTTCGCTCATATCTAGGTGGCTTTGCATCTTTCTTTAGTCCTACTATAGTACAAAAGAAGGCTTCTGGTGGTCGCATTAGCGGTCCAGGTACAGGTACTTCTGATTCTATCCCAGCAATGCTGTCTAATGGCGAATTTGTCGTAAACGCCTCAGCTACTAGCAAGAATTCTAATCTTCTACATGCGTTAAATAGTGGTGCAGCGGTTAGTAAGTTTGCAGAGGGTGGCCTCGTAGGCGGTGACGGCGGTCTTTTTAATGGCGGCAATGTAATAGGTGAATTGATAAAATTAAAAAATGTGATTATAGAAGCTTTTAAAAGCGTTCTTTCATTTCTTAAAGATCCTGCTAAAATAGGATCTTCATTAGTTAATGGTACGGCAACGTCGTTAGAACTGTTGCAAAAGGCGTATCTGAAAGCTAATGAATTCTTAAGTACTAATATTCTGCCTTATGTAAACAAGGCAATGGCTACTGTCGGTACGTTTGCAGGTGGTGTGCTTACCTCTATGTCGAATGCTAGTCCAGGCTTTGCCAAGTTTCTAGAGACTACACGTTCTCTTACAAGAACGGGTCCGTATACAGGTGGCGGTCCTTATAGAAACCCAGAAAATAGAACGGTCCTGCATGATGTTGTAAATACATTTGTGCCTGAGAATAAACAAATGCCTGTTCTTATTACCGCAACTGGCGCTGTAGCAGCAGCTATTATCGCTGTAATGTCAGCTGGCCCATTTCGTTCTACCGTGCTAGGATTGATGACTACTGGCGCTGCTCTAGTTATTAATAGTACTGTTAAAGATTCCACTATTCATGAGTTTCAAGGTAAGGTAGCAGATAGCTTTTTGACTATCACTAAAAAGGTAACAGATACACTCTTCGGTAGTGGTATCTTTGGTGAGCGCGGCTTTGGTGGTACCTTAATGCTTATTACAAAGCTTTCTATGCTATTCTCAGCAGGACGAGCTGCTGTTGCTAATGGTCTACTTTCAGCAGCCACCGCACCTACCTCGCTTGCTAATAACATAGCACTTAGAGGCCAGGCCAAATTTATGGAGTTTGATACAAGGCTACTAGAGTCAAAATTCGCCAAAATTAATATTGGTAATGCTGCAGGCTTGACAACTGCGCAGACGGCTGCT